GGTGAACCCATCCCGGGATCACCTCCCTAGTGGCCTATTGAACTTTCTTCATGATGAAGTCGGCTCTTAAGGTCACTCCGTGCTTCGCCATGTGTTTTACGGAGTAAAACATATGTCCGGGGAACGCACCCGTTCTTCAGTCTTGGGTTCCTTTTCCAAGACTTCAGCCTTTTACTTCCGGTCAATGACCGATGTTGAGGTGGAGAACTTTAAAGCTCGCAGGTTGGGCGGGGAATTAATTTGTAACCCCATGACCTCTGTTTCTTACAAAGCAAACAAGGTTTTATACCCACAGGCAAACTTTATGCGGGAAACCCGCTACAAGCTGTCACCTGGTGTCTACTCTCCTTGGTCAGGAGGGCGGACATATTGCAGCTCCTACCCTTCCCCCTTAAATCGGGCCTACGTTTATAATAGCTCTGGCTTAAATGCCTACGCTATCAAATCGTGGATTAATTCCCGGTTAGGGTCTGGAACCACTACGTGGGAACCCAGTCAAAGTCTGATTGACGTCGTAATGACCGATCTCTCAGCTAAATTGGGTTCAGGTGTTGCACAGAGCTTAGTGAGCTACGCTGAACGCGCGAAGACGATAAAAATGGTCGTCAAGGCCATGCAGATTTTGCGTAGGCCGTTCGCAACCGCGAAGCGTGAACTCGGACTTACCAGGAGAGATCTTCAAACCCGTGAGGGCAGATCTCGACTTGTACAGAAAGCGGAGTCTCTTTGGATGGAGGCCCGTTTTGGGTGGAGACCTCTTGTGTACGATATAGCTGGACATGTTGAAGGCGTCCTTGAGCCGTTTACCCTTAGGGATACGGTTCGTGGCACCCTCTCAATTAATCCAGTGCATGTGGAAATCCCATATGCGCCGTACAGCAATGTTTGGTCCCCACTATCCTGGCAGCCGACCCTTATTTGTGACGGAAGTTTTAAGTGCCGTCTGGGTCAAACCGGTGATTACTTAGTTGACTTTGGAGCCCTTAAAACATTTGGGCTCATAGATCCGCTAGGCACCGCTTGGGAGCTAGTTACGCTCTCATGGGCTGTCGACTACTTCGTTAACGTTAGTAAAGTGCTTCAAGCTTTACAAGCCTTTGCACTCGTTGATGAACGAGTCGGTTGGACTACCACTGAAGTCTCGGCAACTGCCGGTATTAAGTGGGATGTCGTAAACGGCTCAATGTACGCCGAATATGAACGGCGCTATGACCTGAAGATCCCAGAAAGCCAGAGCTCGACAGAGGTAGCAGTCCTAAAACAGCGTAAAGTTGTTGAAGACTTCACACCGAAATTGGGGTTCAGGGTTGACTTGGATTGGAAGAAGGTCACTGACCTTGGCATAGTCCTTCATAATTTCATGCGCCGGTAAGGCGCCTCAACCATTTGGAGTATTACCGTGGCCTCTGCTGTTACAGTTACGTACAGCGCTGTGAACTACGTGTTCACCCCTGACTCTTACCTGCAGGATGCAGTGAAGTTTCAGGCCGACTCAAGCACTTTACTGGTGCCTCGGGTCCTGACTGCTAAACGGGTTTATCCCGTCGCACAGAAGAATTTCCCTGGACAAGCCAAGCAAAACTTGAAACTATCTTGGGGTAAGGAATATACGGTCGGCGACGATACGGTACGCGCTCCTATTACAATGGAGTTGTACTTCTCACGCCGGGCGGATACTGCGGAAGCGGACGTTACTTTAGTTCGTAACCTTATGTCTCTCCTTATTGTGGACTCTGAGTTAGATGGATACTTTAACAGTTTATCCCTCTAACTACGTCCGTAAGTTCTTCGTGATCATGATGGCGTGTTTATTACTCACGCTGTCATCTGTGGCACTCACTGCCTTTCTGGTCTACCGCTCTTTGGAGGTAATCCATAATGAAGTCAAAACAGAACCCTGGGCATGGGAGCCGCAGGCCCAACCAGGAGAAGGCGCAAAAGCTTCGCGTCGATCTCGGGATTGAGTGGTATTTACGTCTGCTTAATCTCCATATGGCATCACTCTCCGACCTAGTCGGTTACCGGCGCATTGAAGCTCCGGATGAACTTTCCGACCTGATCTCGGACCTAGAGTGTGAGCAAAAGCTAGCACGTGTTTCTGGTGATGTGAATCGTTATATTGCATTCGCATCATCAGCTTCATTACTGAAGAAGCTTGAGTTACCGATCTTTGATAAAGTCGGTGAAACTTTCGCTATCAACGAGTGGCTACGCTCTGAGTCTATCTGCAAGGAATTCAACCGATCCTGTTTAGAAATTCTCAGGAATCCGGCTGAGCAGACTGAACTCGCCGTTCTACTTTCCGAAATGAAGGAGGAGATCACCGGTATTATTGGTGAGAACCCTCCTGACCTCCCGGAGGTAGCGCGGTTCTTTGGGTTTGGACCGAAAGCTGACCTAACTCATGCACATGGGCGTTTTGACCCGGTATTTAAGGGTTATGACTCCTCTGCGTATAAGGACATGGTGACTGAAGTTGAGTGGCTCGTGGAACATACGTCTCTTCGAGAGCATATGCTTCATGGTTACCTTGGCATAAGTCGCCGTGGTTTAGCTTCCCTAGACAAACTCTCCGCAAGGAGGCTTGCTATGGAATCGGTCCAATGGTATGACCATAACCGTTTTGCGACTGTTCCGAAATCGGTCGATAAGAAAAGATCGATCGCGGTCGAGCCGTCACTTGCTGTTTTCGTACAGCGCGGCTACGATGTCCATTTGAGAGGTTGCCTGAGAAAGATAGGCATAGATCTCTCATCTCAGACTCAAAATCAGATTTTGGCGTTTCGGGGATCCCTGAATTTAGGTGATAACCCTTGCACCATTGATTTGACTAGCTGCTCCGACAGGATTTCCTATGCCCTTGTGGCTATGGTTCTCCCTAGGTCGTGGTTTGAAGTTCTGAGGCCGTTGATAGCACGGAATACGCTATTCACGGATGGCTTACCCGATAACAGGAACGGGCTTGTTGAACTTAACAAGTTCTCCTCAATGGGTAACTGTATTACATTCCCACTTCAGACACTTATTTTCTCGGCTCTTGTCCGGCTAGTCTTAAAACGCCGGGGGTTGAGAGACGCGAGGTGGAGGGTGTACGGAGACGACATCATTGTTCCTGAGTCAATCTTCGACGAAGTCGTTGAGAAACTCCAGTTGTTAGGCATGGAGCCTAATTTGAACAAGTCCTTCAAGGTTGGATCCTTTAGGGAATCTTGTGGTGTCGACTACCTCCAGGGACAGTACGTTCGGCCTTTTCACTTCAAGAAGCCAATTGCCTATCTCCCTGATCTGTATAAGTATTTAAACCTACTACAGATAAAGGGGGCGCTCTTGCCAATGAAGGGTATCCTGTACCGCGAAATTTATCATGCGATTCTGGATACTGTGCCAGGAACAATGAAGTTCTATGGCGCACAAAGCGAACACCTAGATAGTCATATCTGGGTTGATGGTGATGTGGCTCCTACTCACAAAATTGTGAGAAGGGAGGGTGATACAAAGGTACCAAGTGATTTATGGTACTTTAGGTTGCTCCTTATTGGTAGTGGAAGGGGGGATGTGCTTGATGCGCGTCCTTACCGACGTTCGATTCCCCGAGATGGGGAGCCTGAACTCAAGACGGTGAGATCGCGAGGCCTTCGCGACCTGGCGCTGGAAAAGCGCCAGACTGAACTAGTCTTCAACCCTGTGTTAATTAGGGCCTAACTGTTCTTTTCTTAAAGGCCACATCCCCTTAAACGGGTGGGTGTGATGGATCACACGCGTG